GAGCGCTCTATTTGAAACTGTTTTCTGGAGAGATGTTCAAAGGTTTCCAGCGTAACACAATCGCTAGAGATCTAGTTACTAAGCGTACCCTAAAGAACGGCAAGTCATTGCAGTTCATCTACACGGGTCGTACATCAGCCGAATATCATACCCCAGGAAATTCAATACTAGGTAACAGTGACGGTGCACCTCCCGTAGCAGAGAAGACAATCACAGTTGATGACCTCCTCATCTCCAGTGCATTTGTCTACGAGCTTGACGAGACACTATCTCATTATGACCTAAGATCAGAGATATCCCGTAAGATCGGATATGCTTTGGCAGAAAAATATGACCGTTTAATCTTCCGTACTATTGCACGTGGTGCTCGTGCTGCTAGCCCAATCACTAAAGCCAACTTCGTTGAGCCAGGTGGAACACAAATTCGTGTTGGTACTAACGACAAAGCTTCTGATGCATATGTCCCTGCCTCACTAATCTCTGCCTTCTATGATGCTGCAGCTGCACTAGATGAGAAAGGAGTTAGTTCTGAAGGACGTGTTGGTGTACTAAACCCAAGACAGTACTATGAATTGATACAGAATGTTGGCGACAGCGGACTGGTCAATCGTGATGTCCAGGGTCAATCACTACAATCTGGTCAAGGAATCATTGAAATTGCAGGCATTAAGATCTACAAGTCAATGAACATTCCATTCTTCAGTAAGTATGGTACTAAGTATGGTGCTGATACTGCTGTAATTCCTAACGTCGCTGATCCAGGTAATACTGGTTCATTCACCAGCGTAGATATAGAAGACGCTGCTGCTGATGTAACAGGAATCAACAACGAGTATGGTGAAGAAACAGAATTCGCCAACTCTTGTGGACTTATCTTCCAGCGTGAAGGAGCAGGTGTAGTTGAAGCAATTGGACCTCAGGTTCAAGTAACAAGTGGTGACGTTTCCGTGATTTATCAGGGTGATGTTATTCTTGGACGCTTGGCAATGGGTGCTGATTACCTTAACCCAGCTGCTTGCGTAGAGCTAATTGCAGGTGCTGCTACCGGATCATCCGGCAACGCTGCATTCTAATATCAGCTTTTATTTATCTAAGGGGACCTTCGGGTCCCTTTTTTTTATTCACATAACTTTATTATGGCTTTCCCTACCACTAACGCTCAGACTGAGCTTGTAGCTATTAATTCAATTCTGGCGTCTTGTGGTCAAGCACCAGTTACTACTCTAGATCAAACCAACCCGGACGTTGCGCTTGTATACGACACTCTGATAGAAGTTAACAGAGAAGTTCAGGCTGAAGGCTGGAGCTTTAACAAAGAATTTGAATATGAAATAGTAGTTAACAATGATAAGCAATATGAAATACCTAACAATATGTTACAAATAGATTTATCTAAAGTAGCTACAGGTACAACTATTGCGCTAAATACAACTAAAGATGTAGTAAGACGAAATGGTAAATTATATGACCGAGCTAATCATAAATATGAAATAGCTGATGCAGCTGGTGATAAATTAAAAGCAGACGTTGTTTGGTTGTTTGATTGGGTCGATTTACCACAACCAATTAAAGATTATATCACTGCTAGATCTGCTACTATCGCCTCTAGTAGAATTGTAGGTGATCCACAACAGTATCAAATGCTTCAACAAAAAGAAGCTTATATGAGAGCTATGGCTTTAGAGTATGAATGTACTCAAGGTGATTATACTTACTTTGGACATAGCGGGCAGACGAATAATTATATTAGCTACAAACCGTTCCGTGCACTTTATAGATAATGGCTGCTGTAACACAACGCATTGATAGCTACTTAGGTGGTGTATCAAAACAATCTGACGACAAAAAATTTCCAGGTCAAGTTACAGAATGCCTTAACGGTTATCCTGATCCAACTTTTGGATTGACTAAACGACCTGGTTTAAAATATATTGATAAATTGGAAACAACTGGTGGAGCAGATTTCACTGGTACTCAGTTAGATAATGCTAAATGGTTTTATATCCATAGGCAAGGTGATGAAAAATATATGGGTTGTGTAACTCCTAAAGTAGATTCCACGTTAGGTAATGTTTATGTATGGAATGCTACTACAGGAGCTGCATGTAACGTATATTATGATGCTAAACCATGGGTAGCAAGTACTGCATATGTAGTAGGTGATAAAGTCACTAACGATAGTGGTAAAGTATATGTATGTGATACGGCAGGTACCTCAGCGGGCTCAGGAGGTCCTACAGGTACTGGAGCTAATATATCTGATAATACGGCTAGATGGGATTATTCAGCTGCCTCTGTGGCACGAGATTACCTCTCAGGCACAGCGTTAAAGAACTTCCAAGTTCTCACTGTACAAGATACTTCTATTATAACAAATAATACTGTAACAGTAGCTAAACAAGCAGATCCTACATTTATTCCTAAAACCAGAGCAACTCTTATTTTAAAAGGAGATGTAAGTGAAGGAGATAAATTTGATGTAACCATTAACGATGGATCCTCAGATCAGAGTATCTCCACTATAACTGCTACTAGTTCAGATACTTATGATACAATTTTAACTTCTTTAGAATCTGCTATAGAAGGTTTAGGTGTTACAGGTATAACTGCGTCAGATGTTAGACGGTATAATAGTTCTATACAAATTGATAGAATTATAACTGGTACAAGAACAGCTTTCTCAATCACTGCTAGTGGAGGTAAAAGTAATAATGAACTTTTTGTCTTCCAAGATTGGGCAGAAAATGCAAGCACATTACCTCCACAATCTTTCCACCACCATGTAGTAGAAGTTATCAATACGGCTGAAACTAATCAAGATAATTATTTCGCTCGTTTTATTGCAGAAGATGGTGTATTAGGTGATGGTTATTGGGAAGAATTTATAGATCCTAAAGTATCAGTAGGTTTAGATGCTGGTACAATGCCTCATGAATTAGTTAATACAGCTGTTAATGAGTTTATTTTTAGAAGAATTGAATGGACTGAGCGTTTAGTTGGTGATGACGTAACAAACCCACACCCAAGTTTTGTAGGTAAAAAGATTCAGCAAGGATTCTTTCATGTTAATAGATTAGGATTTTTAGCTGAAGATAACGTCTCCATGAGCCAATCTGGAGAACCTTATAATTTTTATCATATAACAGCTAGAACTTTATCCGAAAGTGATCCTGTAGATTTAAGTTGTTCTACAATTAGACCGGCTTCATTACACGGTGTTTTACCTACAGCACAAGGTCTTGTATTATTTTCCAAAAACCAGCAGTTTTTGATGACAGGTCCGAATGGTATACTAACTCCTACTACTACTGTTATTAAAGCTATTTCTAATATGGAAATGGATGTAGATGTAGATCCTGTTGATATGGGAACTCACCTACATTTCATTAGTAAAACTCCTAGTTATACACGTACCTTTGGTATGATGACTAGAGGTTTTGAAGAAAGTCCTCAAGTATTAGATGTAGGAAGAGTAGTAAACGAATGGGTTCCAGCTGATATCGATACTTTAATAGTTAGCCCACAGAACCAGTTCTTGGCAATGTCAGGGCAATCATTAGATAAGATTTATATCTATAGAACTTACAGTACTGGAAAAGAGTTGATAATGCAAGCATGGGTAAACTGGCAACTACCAGGAAATGTACAAACCATTGCTGTAGACCAAGATGATTTATACGCTGTAACAAAACAAAATAATCAATACATTCTTTCTAGTGCTAACCTTAGCCAAAGTCCTGAACAAGCTATTATAGTTGATAACCAAGGTAACCGAGTTAACCCATGTGTTGACTTATATACTCAATTAGCTAGTAGTAGTATTACGTATAAAAATGTTACAACTATTACAATAACGAATGGTGGAACTGGTTATAGTTCACCACCAACTGTTACTATAGCTGCTCCTGTAGATACTAATGGAGTTACAGCAACAGCTACTGCAACTATATCAGCAGGTGCTGTAAATAGTATAACGATAACTAACAAAGGAAGTGCGTATCAACAGATACCTGCTGTTACATTTTCAGGAGGAGGAGGATCTAATGCAGCAGCTACTGCAGCTATAGACTCCTACGATGGTAGTAAGTGTTATATTCCTTATGCTGATAATACATCTTTAACACCTATTATTGTTGTAGCTGGTAGTACAGCCGCTGGTACATTCGTGGAATCTGGTTTTACTATTACACCTGAAAGAGGTTCTGATGCTACTGGACCTTTTTTTAAGGTACCACAAAAAGATTTATCTAAATCAAACGATTTAGTTGTAGGCTATAAGTATGATTATGATGTAACTTTACCTCAGACATATTTTCAACAAGATGTAGGTAAAGCAGATTATACAGCTTCTTTAATTATCTCACGAATGAAGTTTGCTGTAGGTTTATCTGGTCTTATGTCATTTAAATTGAAATCACCAGGCAGATTGTCTGGCAGCAAAACTTATACAGGTGATGGTTCTACTAAAGATTTTAACTGGATTGATGCGGATATAGATTATGTCGATAGAGATCAAGTTAAAGTTAAAGTAGATAATGTGGTAAATACTGATTGGACTTTTTTAAGTGACACACAGATTAGATTTACTACAGCCCCTGCTGATGGTACAACTATACTTATATATTTAGATGAATGGTATAGTCTAAATCCAATATTAATGGGTAACACATATTTAGCTAATGATGTACCGTTAGATAACAATGCAGTTTATACTGTACCCATCCATCAGAAGAATGAAAACTTTACATTAAGAATCTTTAATGATTCACCGTTTCCTGTTTCCTTAAACTCCATGATGTGGGAAGGAAAATATTCACCTAGATTTTACAAACGCATGAGATGACCACCACAAAAGAACGTATTAGCGACACTGAAAGTGCTGAAAGACTTGCGCGTATGAGCGCTGGATCTGATCAAAATGCATTAGATTATTTGTATATGATTTGTAGGTTATCACGAATTATTGATGATGTTTATGATGATGATGTAAAAGTTAGTAGAGAAAGTTTACTATTAGCTTTTGAAATGTTATTCATTAAAATGCCTACAAATTCATTTTATGCAAATAATCAAGATGTTTTAGTATCCCAACATCTTTCAATGTGGAACGCTTGGATGGCAGCTAATAGATGGGAGAATGGAGATAAAATTGAACAAATATATTCTCATGTGTGGCGGGATACTATACATGAAGTATTTCCAATAGTTGCTTTATTAACACAAGATTATGAAGCAATGAAACGTGTTTCTGAAGAAATGCGTTCTGAATATAAAAAATCTTTAGGAGGATAGGTTATGGGTGTATACGCTGCACCAGTAATTCCCTGGATAATCGGTGCAACTGCTGTAAGCGCCGGAACTACGCTATATGCTGCTAGTAAATCAGCAGCTGCAGCTAGGGAAAATGCTGAGTTGATGAATGATGCAGAGTATAGAAGATTAGTATATAACACAGAGATGTGGGAAATGGGCAGGGAACAAGCTCAACTAAATTATGAACAAGATGTAAGAGCATTTGAAGCGACTAAAAAAAATCAACTTCAAATGATTGCATATCAAGATAAGGCTGCAATGCAGCAGTATAATTATCAATTAATGATAAATCAATATAAACAGAAAGCTTTAGAACAAGAATATAAAAAATCTGAAAAATTATATGGTAAACGAGTTGCTCAAAATGTAAGGTCTGAACAAGTTGCTGTGCAACAAGAATTTGTCAAGCAACGGGAATTACAACAAGAAGTAGCTTTTGAAAACGAAGAACTTGAAATAGCTAGAATAGAAGCTGCAGGTAAATTAGCAGCTAAAGGTCAAAGTGGAAGAAGTGCTGCTAAAGCTTACCAAACACTTGTTGCTAAACAAGGGTTTAATAGTGCGAAACTTGGAGAAACTTTAGCAAGTGGTGCTAGAAATATGAAGTATACTTTACAAGA